TATATGCACTTTTCTAACACAAATAGTATATCATAATGTACTCAATAAGTCAACAAAAAACGGGGACGAAAGGGGTCCCTTGACGGCCTCGTATTGTATAGTAACAAATCAACCATTTTTATATTAGGAGTACATAAAATGAATTCTTTTGAAAATAGTCAAGTCAAAGTCCAGTCAGGGGGATTTATATCAACCCTACAGAGAGTGAAAGAGCAGATAAACATCAAGTACTTTGTGAGAAAATACGAAAAAGACGAAGTTCGACAGATAATCGAATTTTGTAATATTATTGCAGATGTTCTTACACTTCCACCTCAAGCTCTCATAGTTATCGAAAAAGAACAAAGACAAGCATCAACTGTTCAGGAAGTGTATCAGCAACTTGATGAAAGACATCTTGAAATAGTTTTTGATAATTTCAATCGTGTGCCATATAAAATCAAGCACCCGAAAACATATCTCCGTGCAGCACTGTATAACTCATATTTTGAACTTGAGAATATCGGTGCAAATGAAGCAAATGTAAGGATGGCAGAAAATGATTAAAGAAAAAATTACAAAAGCAGGTAAACTCTTAAATACAGATTTCTACCCTTGTTTTGATAACGGTAGAAAAAGACCTACACAACCAAAGGCAAAAGGCACAACTGAAGCACAGAAAAAATACAACGACAATAAGGCTTTGAAAGAGCTTATTTATATCATTAACGAAAATTTTGATAGCACTGACAATATTTTAACTTTAACATTCAAGCCTGAAAATGCCCCACAAGATGAAGAAGAACTTCGCAGATTGGTTAATAATTATTTTCGTAGGCTTAAAAGACTTCGTAAGAAAGAACTTCAAAGAGTGACAAAACTCTTAGAAGCTCTTCCTGATGATGAAATCTTTGACAGTCAGCGAAAAGAGCTTGAAATTAAAAAAGCAAAGTTAGAAGAACCTTTTAAGTCTGTGTACACAAAAGAGCAAGTTGAGTATCAAAGAGGACCATACAAGGGATGCAAAAACTATCATCCTCATATTTTTATTACCGGTGGAATTGACAGAGATAAGTTAGAAGAATTGTGGCCTTTTGGTGCTCGCTGTAATGCTGACCGTTTTCAGCCTGAACGCTTTGGTCCTGAAACAATGGCAAAGTACATGATGAAAGACCCAAAAGGTTTTAGAAGATTTTCTTGCTCACGCAATATAAGTCGTACATACAAACAGCCAAGAGTTAAAAATGCTCGATTTTCAGCGGGCCATCTTGCAAAATTATCACAAGAGAGATGTGATGACAAGCAGTACTGGGAGAAGAAGTATCCCGGTTATCGTTTCGTGCGTTCATTTCCACGATTCAATGATTATAACGGTCATTGGTACTTGACTGTGGTTATGTACGCAGGTGATGGCCCTGTTCCAAAATGGGATATGGACAACTGGGCCAACGATGATTGGCAGAATGCGGGGTGAAAATATGAAAGCATGTGAAAAAGTATTAACAACACAAGCAGAATTGGCACCATTAAATAAAGATTTGATTGCTCCAATGGGTGCTTCAATTTTTGACGGAATAATTGAAGCTCATAAAGAAGCTTGTGTGAGAGGAATAGAAGCAAACGCAGTTTTGATTTCTGATAAACTTTTTTTCTCTACATTAACTTGTTGTGGAGTAGATATTCCAATGATATGTGGACTGAAAGCTTTTTATACTACGGAACTTCCAAAAGATGTCTTATTTTCAGTTGTGCAAGTACCACATTTACCGCTAACTCAAAATGAAAAATTGTTGGAGTTGAAGAGAAAAAATGCAAAATTGAAAAGTATTCTAGAAGAAGTGAATGATTTATTAGCAGAAGATGATTAAGAATAGGAGTGATGAATATGAGTAGCAGTTATGTTGATGCAGATGTAAAATGCCCGTTTTACCATGCGTGTGACCAGAAAAAACTTCATATTACTTGCGAAGGTATCAGCGGAGCAAAAGCAAACAGAGCTTTTTTCAAAAACAAAAGGCAATTGGAAGAGTATCTGCAGAATAACTGTTGCTCAGATTATTCAAAATGCTCGCTGTATAAAATACTTGATAAAAAATATTAAAAGAACAGCTTTGATTTTGCTGTTCTTTTTTTTGTGGGGCGAGGTTAGAAATATAAAATTTTGCTCGCTACAATTAAAGTGTAAGCAACAGAAAGGAGAGTATATATGGCAGAAAAGAAACTGACATCACAACAGGAACGCTTTTGTCAGGAATACGCAGTAAGTCTGAACGCTACACAAGCTGCAATTAATGCCAGATACTCAAAAAAGACTGCTGCTCAACAAGGATGCCGATTGTTAAAAGATGTTAATATCCTCGCACGGGTACGCGCGATACAAAAAGAGCGTTTTGAACAACTGGCAATAACACACGAATCTGTATTGCTTGATTTACTTGAAATAAGAGACCGTTGTATGCAAGCAAAACCGGTAATGATATGGGATTCAACAGAAAAAACTTATGTTGAAAGTGGAGAATACACTTTTGATAGTACAGGAGCAATTAAAGCAGTTACAAAAATCGGTGAACATCTTGGAATGTTCAAAAAGCGTGTTGAACATTCTGTTCCTGATGATGCTCCACCAACAGGTGTAATTTTAATACCAGCAGTTCAGGAATTGCCTGTTCCAGAAGAGTTGTTAACGGAGAGTGAGACAATTGAGTAACACGATATGGTCTCCACAACCGAAACAACAAGAATTTATGTCCAGAGCAGAAGATGAAGCGTTGTATGGTGGTGCAGCTGGTGGCGGAAAGTCTGATGCACTTGTTATCGAAGGAACAAGACAAGTTCATATTCCACATTATAAGGGTTTGATACTTCGAAAAACATATCCACAGCTTGAAGAACTCATAGATAAATCACTTAAATATTACCCGTTAGCATTCCCTGGTGCAAAATTCAACGCAAGTTCGCACACGTGGCGGTTTCCAAGTGGTGCAAAAATTGTTTTTGGTTCAATGCATCACACAAAAGATAAGTTGAATTACCAAGGTAGGGCATACGATTTCATTGGTTTTGATGAGCTTACTCACTTTACATACGAGGAATATGTTTATCTTTCCTCCCGTAACCGTGCAAATGGTCCCGGTACACGCTGTTATATGAGAGCAACCGCAAACCCTGGTGGTGTCGGTCATGGTTGGGTTAAAGAAAGATTTATAACTGCAGCCGAACCGATGAAAACCATTTGGGAAAAGGTTATGGTTCCCACTCCTGACGGAGGGTTTGTAAGAAAATTCAAGTCCAGAATATTCGTGCCATCTACAGTATTTGATAATCAAGCACTGCTTGAAAATGACCCAAATTATCTTATTCGTCTTGCATCAATGACGGAAGCTGAAAAAAGAGCATTATTATATGGCGATTGGGACAGTTATTCAGGACAGTTCTTTGTTGAGTGGCGTGATAAACCTGAACACTATGAAGACAGAAGATGGACTCATGTTATTGAGCCATTTGAAATTCCAGATGGATGGAAAATATATCGTTCATTTGACTGGGGTTATAACAGACCGTTTTCTTGTGGTTGGTGGGCAGTTGATTATGACGGTGTTGTATATAGAATTCTTGAACTTTATGGTTGCACCAATACACCAAATGAGGGTGTCAAATGGACTCCACACGAAGTATTCAAGAAAATTCATGACATTGAGTGTGAACATAGGTGGTTAAGAGGTAAAAAAATCACTGGTGTTGCTGACCCTGCAATATGGAATTCAGAAACAGGTGAATCCATTGCTGATGTTGCTGCAAAATATAGCGTTTACTTCAATAAAGGCGACCATCAGCGATTACCTGGCTGGATGCAGGTGCATTATAGAATGACATTTGATAAAAATGGATTACCAATGATGTATGTGTTCAAGAACTGCAAAGCGTTTATAAGAACAGTACCGGCACTCATTTATGATGACCACAATGTTGAAGACCTTAACACTGAAGGCGAAGACCATATTGCTGACGAGATGAGATATTTCCTTATGTCAAGGCCTATAACACCACGTCAGGTATCACTTTCAGATGCATATGAAAACAGTCCTCTTAAACTGTTCTTAGATATAGACAAGAAAGATATTACACAAAGACCAAATATACCTCGAATGGAGATTATTGATGAATAATTTACAACCAACACAAAACAACAATTCAATATCACCTACTGAATCCGTTACTGTCGTTGAAAAGCGAAAGTTAACGGTTGAAGATATTCAACGAGCAAAGAAAAGATTTGACAAGTATAAGGAAGGTAAAGCAAACCTTGAAAATCAAATTATTGAAAATGAGCGTTGGTATCGCAAGCGTCATTGGGAACTAATGGAAGGCGATAAAAAAGAACAGGTTAAACCTGAAAGTGCCTGGTTATTCAACTGCATTGCAAACAAACACGCAGATGCAATGGATAACTTCCCAGCACCTAATATTCTTCCTCGTGAAGATGGGGACAGAGAACAAGCTCAAGTATTATCATCAATTATTCCCGTTATTCTTGAACAGGATAATTTTAAGAAAACATATAGCAGAATAAAAGATGATAACATTCAGAACGGTACAGGCATTTACGGTATATTCTGGGATAAATCCAAACATAACGGAAAAGGCGATATTGCAATCAAATGCATTGATATTCTCAATGTGTTCTGGGAACCTGGTGTTACTGATATTCAAGATTCAAAAGACTTTTTCCATATTGAACTTCGTGATAATGAACTTCTTGAAAATGAGTATCCACAATTACGTGGTAAATTAGGTGGAAATACAGGCGAAGTCAAGGAATATATGAGTGATGATAAGGTTGATACTACAGAGAAAACTGTAGTATATGACTGGTATTACAAGAAATATCAGAACAATAAACTTGTTTTGCATTACTGTAAATTTGTCAACGATGTTATTCTTTACGCTACTGAAAATGAAACAAAGCCTATTACCGCCATTGATAAAGAAACAGGAGAAGAAATCTTTATTAAAGAAGCACCTGCTGTTACAGGTTGGTATGAACACGGTAAATATCCATTTGTGTTCGATGTTCTTTATGCTCGTAAAAATACGCCTGCAGGTTTTGGTTATATTGATATAGGTAAGAATGCTCAGGAATATATTGACCGTGGCGGTCAGGCGATTATGCAGAATATGATTGCAAATGCAAGACCACGTCATTTTGTTTCAAAATCAACAGGGATAAAAGCAGAGGATTATGCAGACTTAACAAAAGATTTTGTTGAGGTCGAAGGTAATCCTGAAAACTCAATAATGCCTATAAACGGTAAAGCTCTTAACGGTATTTACGTTACCGTTATGAATAATAAAATCGAAGAGCTTAAAGAGACAACTGGAAACCGTGATGTTTCAACAGGTGGTACAACAAGTGGTGCGACAGCTGCATCAGCCATTGCTGCTCTTCAGGAAGCTTCAAGTAAACTTTCAAGAGACAACAATTGCAATTCATACATAGCTTTTAAGGAAGTTATCCTTCAGGTTGTTGAGCTCATAAGACAGTTCTATGATGTTCCAAGATGCTTTCGTATTCTTGGCGAACAAGGCGATTATGAGTTTGTAAAATATTCAAATGATTTAATCAAGCCACAGCATCAAGGAATTGAGTTTGGCATTGATTACGGTTACAGAATGCCTTTGTTTGATGTTGAAATATCAGCTGAAAAGCAAAGTCCATATTCGAAACTTGCACAGAATGAATTGGCAATTCAATTCTATACTGCAGGTTTCTTTAATCCACAACTTGCAGACCAAGCACTTGCTTGTCTTGATATGATGGATTTCGACCGTAAAGAATTCATAATGCAGAAAATATCTGCAAATGGCACTATGTATCAGCAGTTAATGATGATGCAACAACAAATGCTTATGATGGCTCAACGGTTAGACCAGATTGACGGAACTAATCTTACACAACAGATTATGATGTCTATGGGTGGACAAGCACCTGTTGCACCTGCCGGAGCGATAGAAAATGCATCTGATAAGGAAGCATTAGGTGGAGAAGCAAAAGAAAGCAAGGTAACGAAGGATGCAAGAACACGCGTGGCGGATTCAACTGCTCCTAATTAAGGTGACAATATGATTAAAGCAATATTTGACTTAAATCCAAACACAAATTATATAAAACTTACGGTAAAAGGTCATGCAGGTTACGCAGAAATCGGTAAAGATATTGTTTGCTCGGCAGCAACTATTCTTGCTGATACAGTTGCAATGGTAGTTCTTGACCTTGAACGCAGAGGTTTATTGAAACAAAAGCCAAGAATCAAGCGTGAGAACGGTAATATGATTGTTACTTGCAGACCAGTTGAAGACGCTTTTGATGAGGCAATACATACTTATCTTGTTGCACAAACGGGATATAAGATTTTGAATTATAACTTCAAAGATTATGTTGAAGTTAAACCTTTCGGTTATTAATCCTATTTGGATTTTTAATAATAAAAAACTACGGGTCGCCCTCGTTACGGGCAGGAGGAATTTTATGAATAAAACAGAAAAACTTGCATTATGCTTACAACTTTTTGCAGAAGGTGCAGGAAGTGGAGCGGATGGCACAGGTGCAAGTGGGGCAGACAATGGAACTGCATTCGCCCAGCAGAATGACGGCAGTAGCTCTAAAAATGGAGCAGTACCTAACGCCGGGGTACAAAATAATGCTGCAGAAGACCTTTCAGCAAAGTTTGAAGAACTCATTAAGGGTGAATACAAACAACCTTTCAACGACAGAGTTAAGGGCATTATCGGGGACAGAATGAAAAATGTAAACGACAGTACTGAAAAACTCAGTAAACTTAGTCCTGCATTGCAAATTCTTTGTAAGCATTATGGCTGTGAACCGGATGATTATGAATCATTAGTCAAGGCTATTGATGCAGACGATAAGTTCTTGGAAGATGAAGCTTTTGAAAACGATGTACCGGTTGAAGTGCAGAGAAGAATGCGTGCTATGCAACGCGAAAACGATAGAGTTCGTCAGAGCGAAGCTGCTCTTCTCGAAGAAAAAGCTGAAAGAGAAAGAAGAGATGATTTCAACAGGCGTATGAATGCCCGTTATGAAGAAGGTCAGGCACTTAAAGCTTTATATCCTAATTTCGACTTTGATACAGAAATGCAGAATCAGTTATTCTTTGACATGATGTGTGTTCCGGGATTATCTGTTCGTGATGCATACGAAACAATCCACAGAGACGAAATTATACCAGGATTAATGGCTAAAGCAGCACAGGAAGCTCAACAGAAACTTTCCAATTCTATTGCAGCTAATGGTGCAAGACCGAATGAAAACGGAAACTCATCACAGGGGGCAGCATTAAACGGAGTTGATGTGTCCCAACTCACCCGCAACGAATTAGACGACTATACTGCAAGGGTGATGAATGGAGAAAAGATTTCATTCTCCAAATAAAATTTGATAGAAATCTCCCTTGCAAGAACAAAAGGAGATTTTACTATGTCAAAAAAAGTAATTAATGCACTCAGTGCAATGTTATGTCTGCAGTTATTTGCAGAAGTAATCAACACAACAGGTTCAGAAGGCCTTTCTGTTGAAAACAAGACCTTCTATGACAAAGCTCTCATCAGAGAAGCACAACCATCACTTATTCACGACCAGTTCGGTCAGGAAAGGGATATTCCTAAGAACGGTGGTAAATCAATCGAATTCCGTAAGTTTGCATCTCTTCCAAAGGCAACACAGCCATTGACTGAAGGTGTAACACCTGATGGTAAAGCTCTTAGCGTAACAGCTATTACTGCTCATGTTGAACAGTATGGTGACTATGTTAAACTTACTGATATGCTTGATATGACTGCAATTGACCCTGTGGTTATTGAAGCAATCAAGATTGTTGGTAATCAGGCAGGTCTTACTCTTGACACAATCACAAGAGATGTGCTTCATACAGGTACTAATGTATCTTTTGCAACCAAAGCAGATGGTACTGAAGTTCTTTCAAGAAGTACACTTGATAAGACTGCTATTCTTAAAGTTGCTGATATCAGAAAAGGTGCAACAAAACTTAAAGCTGCAAATGCACCGATGATTGATGGTGGCTATGTGGCTATCATCCATCCATATGCATCTGAAGATTTGAGAAACGACCCTAACTGGATTGATGTACATAAGTATGCTGCTCCTGAAAACATCTTTGAAGGTGAAATCGGTAAGATTGACAAAGTACGCTTTGTTGAAACAACTGAAGCAAAAATCTATAAGGACGAAACTTGTCCTGAAGGTCTTGCAGTTTTCGGTACTCTTATTTTGGGTGCAAATGCTTACGGTAAAACAAAGATTGATGGTGGCGGTCTTCAGACAATCATCAAACAGCGTGGCTCTGCCGGTACAGCTGACCCACTTGACCAGAGAAGTACAGTAGGTTGGAAAGCAACAAAAACAGCTGAAATTCTCGTTGAATCATATATGGTTCGTATTGAAAGCTGTTCAAGCTACTCTGAATCTGCAGAAGCAAACTAATAAAATTAAAGGGTGGGATGTATAAACTTCCCACCCAATAAAAGAAAGTAGGTATTTTTATGGCTAAAAACAATACAAATACACAGACTCCAGCAGTTTTACCTGACCCAAATGTTGGTACTGCAGCACCAGCGGTCACACCTGACCAATCAGCAACTGTTGCAACACCAACAAGTGCATCCGCACCAACGGCACCTGTAAAAAATAAGGTTAGGATGGTGAAAGTCAAACTCGACCTTACAAAAGAATTGAAAGATGATGTTTTTGTGTCTGTAAATGACAAAAAATATCAGATTAAAAGAGGCGTATATGTTGATGTCCCTTGGTTTGTCGCTGAAGTTTTAACTAATCAGGAAAAAGCTCTTATGACACTTTTTGAAAATCAAACCAAAGCACAGCAAAATGTTTTATAAACCATAATTTACGAGATACTGTCTGCACAGTAAAGGCAGGGACAGTATCTCGTTTTTTATAAGGAGAACAATATGAAAGTAATTGAAGCAATTAACAGAATTGATGAATCAAAACCGAACACTATATCACAAGCCGAAAAAATAAGATGGCTTTCCGTACTTGACGGACAAATTAAATCGAAAATAATCGACACTCACGAAGGTGGCGAAAATATAAAATTCAATGGATACGACAACAACTCACTAGAAACAGAACTTCTTGTTCCGTTTCCTTATGATGAGTTGTATATTCACTATCTTGAATCAAAGATAGATTACGCTAACGGAGAAATGACAAGATACAATATCAGCGCAACAAATTATAACGCCTCGTACTCTGACTTTGAAACTTGGTATCACAAAACTCATAAAACCAAAAGTGTAAAATTTAAATACTGGTAAGGAGAATACAAAATGCGTCTTCCAATTTTGCCTGAACTTTCTGTCAGCAGAGATTTTATTGAGACCTTTGGTGGATACAATCACAATCTTCGCATATCAGACGGAGAGTTCTATGATATGAAAAACTTAACATCTTCATATTATCCGCTTGTTTCACCGAGAAAACAACGCGGTGTATATTGTAATACTGAAACAACTCCTGTAGGCCTTATTGAAAAGGATGCACTGTGTTATGTAACAGTGTCAAATGGTAGTTTGATTTTTGTAATGAATGGTAAAAACTACGATTTAGGGTTGACAACAGTTGCAGAAACAGTTGAACGCAGTCTTATTTCAATGGGTGCCTTTGTTATTGTTATGCCAGATAAAAAGTATATCAATACGGTGAACACAGAAGATAAGGGCAATATTGAAGCCACATATACATCTGTGGCCGGAGACGCAGTTACATTTGAGTTGTGCAAGGTTGACGGTGCCTCTTACGAAGTTAACATGATTTCACCCAACGAGCCAACAGAAAACCTTGTAAATGGTTATGTATGGCTTGATACCTCTGTTACACCGAATTCATTAAAAGTGTATTCAGAAACAACGGGAATATGGTCTTCAGTAACATCGACATATATAAAAATATCTGCTCCCGGCATAGGTAAGGTATTTAATGAAGGTGATGGAGTAAAGTTGTCAGGTATAACAATATCATCACTTAATGACCTTAATAACACAATGGTTATCTATGCAAAAGATGATGATTACATAGTTGTAATCGGAATATTAACGGATTCCTACAGTACAGAGCAAGACACGCAGATAACAGTAGAACGCCGTATGCCTGAAATGGATTTTATTGTTGAGAGCAATAACAGATTGTGGGGCTGTAGATACGGATTGAATCGTGATGGAGATGTTGTCAATGAAATTTATTCTTGTAAATTAGGCGATTTTAAGAACTGGAATTGCTTTCAAGGAATATCTACAGACAGTTATTATGTATCGCTTGGTACTGATGGTCAATTTACCGGGGCAATTAGTTATTTAGGACAACCGGTATTTTTCAAAGAAAACTGTTTGCACATGGTTTATGGCAGTTTCCCTGCAGAATATCAAGTGCAGGACACAGCTTGCAGGGGCGTTCAAAAGGGCAGTGAGAGAAGTCTTGCAATGGTAAATGAAGTGCTTTATTACAAATCTCGTACTGGTGTATGTGCTTTTAATGGTTCATTGCCTGCAGAAATTTCAGCGAATTTAGGTGAAAAAGCATACGCAGAAGCTGTAGCTTGCAGTCATAAAGGAAAATATTATATTTCAATGCGAGATGTTTCAACGGATGAGTTTGTTTTGTTTGTGTATGACACTGAAAAAGGACTGTGGCACAAAGAAGATAATACTCGAATCACAGATTTTTGTTCAATAAATGAAGAATTATTTTTTATTGATGGCTCAAATAACATATTTTCTATGTTTGGTAGTGGTACTTGTGATACTAAACCTATTGAATGGATGGCAGAAACAGGCATTTTAGGTTGCTCAACACCGGATAAAAAATATATTTCAAGAATTTCCGTAAGATTATCAATGGAAATAGGCACACGCGTTTATATTTATGTTGAATATGATTCTTCAGGCAGTTGGGAGCAGGTATGTGCAATTACTGGTAATAAACTTAATGCATTCACTCTTCCAATTAGACCAAAACGCTGTGACCATTTAAGATTGAAGATTGTGGGCATTGGTAATGCAAAAATATATTCAATTAGTAAAACTCTTGAACAGGGGAGTGATATTTAATGGAATTCAGAGCTCCTAATATAACCGGTTCTAATGAGGTTGAAAGGTCAAAGCAAATTGAACGATATTTATTTCAATTAACACGCGACCTTAATTTTGCCTTAAAAAGCGTTAAGGCAAGTGAAACGGAATACAAACAATCTAATCAAGATGGAAGTGAAAAAGGCTCACAGGTCAATCCTGGTGAAGAAACGCCTATAGAAACATTCGCAAAGATAAAAACTCTTATAATCAAATCAGCCGATATTGTAAATTCATATTATGAAATTATCAGTAAGAAACTTGAAGGTCTTTATGTTGCTGAAAGTGATTTTGGTATTTTCAAGCAAGAGACAGAAGCAAACTTTCAGGCAACATCAACAAGTATTACTCAACAATATATCTCAATTCAGGAGATTGAAGACGCAGTTAATAATCTTAGTGAGTTGCGAAAAGACCATTGCTATATCAGAACAGGTTGGCTTGATGACAACCAAACCATTGCCGGTGTTGAAATTGGTAAATATAGTGAAACTGAAGATGGTACTGATATAGGCTTTGCACGATTTACCACAGATGAATTAGCGTTTTATGATGGCCAAGGAACTGAAGATGCAAACAAGCTTGCTTGGTTTTCTAAATATCGTTCATATTTCCGTAATGTTAAGCTCATCGGCAATGTTGAATTTGATAATGGCTACATAATTGACCAAAGCGATGGATTAGCGTTCAGATGGGCAGGTGATGATTAATGGAGTTAACAAAAAAGAGTAGCAATGGATACTATACTCTAAAACTGATATTAACCGAGGGAGATTATAGTGTTACCGACAATACTTCTCCCGTAAGTTATGAATTGCAATTGATTTCAGGAGCTAATGCTCATTTTACAGATTTCAGAATAGGTACTAAGGTGGTTCTTGACGGTAAGACTGTTAATGAAGTAGCAAGGGCTAATGCAAAACAATACACGCTTGGTTATAACAGCAAAATAACACTTGCAAGTGGTACGGTAGATATTGAGCATGATGCGGATGGCTCAAAAACAATTGCAGTATCTTTCAATATTGATATGGCGTCATACAGTTATACTGCAGGTGCTGTAAGTGGTAGTGGCAGTATGGAACTAACCGATATACCACGAAAAGCAACAGTTACATCTGTTACAAAATTTACAGATGAAGAAAATCCCATTGTCAAATTTTCTAATCCTGGTGGGTTTCAATTGGAACCATATTTGAATGTGTGGGTTGATGGTGCGATTATTCATCAAATCAAAAAGACAAAGGGTAAATATACAAGTCCATATACATTTACATTAACTGATGCTGAAAGAACAGCATTGAGAAACGCTTGTAACACGAGTAATTCGTATACAAATGTAACATTGGGATTTGTAACCTATAACGGTAATACTTCATTAGGCTCTAACTCGAAATCGACAACACTTTCCATTGTAAACGCAGACCCAATATTCGATGCATCAACAATCATTTTTGAAGATGTTGACGCAGTTACCGTGGGGATAACAGGTAATAATCAAATGATAGTTCAAAATAAGTCGTTTTTGAATGTTACTTGTGGTACTGCAACAGGTCAAAAAGGTGCAAAAATCTCAAAATACACTTTTACACTGAATGGTGTTACCAAAACACTGACAGGTGAAAAAGGTGGCACAACTTCTATGGGAACAGTAGCTAAAGATGGTGATTTGATACTTGTCGTTACTGCTATAGATAGCAGAGGTAATTCAGCAAAAGCAGAAGTGCCAATTGCAATTATTCCTTATCAAAAGCCAATTCTTACAAGGCACGAAAATTACGGGCAGATTACCTGTGAAAGATGTGATGCAGAAGGCGTCATTGATAAAAATGGTACATACCTTAAGCTTATAATCCAAGGTAAGTGGTATTCACTATTGAATGGTGAAAATACTGCAACGGTTGATGTGCAGATTACCGGTAAGGATTACGAGTCAGCGTGGATTACCGTTCCTGCAGAAGTAGTTGGTGGCGGTGCTGAAAACGCTTATCAAAGTTGGTATAACATAAACGCAGTTGTTGAAGGTGTTACCTTTGATATCAATAAAGCATATGTTGTGACAGTTCGATGTGTTGACAGTTTTGGCGACAGTGATGACGAAACAACATATACGGATTTATCGTATAAAATACCAACCTGTGCGGTGGCTCTTCATCTTGGTAAAGGCGGTAATAAAGCAGCACTTGGTACTTACGCTGATGAAGATTTTGTGTTCAAGATTGATGAAAACTGGACACTTAAATACAAAGAAAAATATATTAAAGTTGATGATAACGGTAATGTAGTTGCATCAACAGTTAAATAAAAGGGGGACAACCAAAATGGCAGCTACAAAATACACATATAAAGATTATGTTGAAAGCAAAAAGGTAAAGCAGGCTCAAACTGCACTTGAAAATCATAATAAAAATAAACCGGGTGAATATGCTTCACAGTGGACAGGGCAACTGAATGATACGCTTGATAAGATTAAGAACAGGGGTCCATTCAGTTATGACCTTGCATCAGACGCGTTATATCAGCAGTATGCTGACAGGTATGCTCAACTTGGCAAAATGGCTATGCAGGATACAACAGGACAAGCTGCAACACTTACAGGTGGCTATGGTAACTCTTATGCAGTAACTGCAGGTAATCAGGCCTATCAGAAATATTTACAGGGTGTTAATGATATTGTGCCTGAATTACAAAAGATGGCTTATGACAGATATAATCAGCAAGGTCAGGATTTGCTTAATCTTTATGGCCTTTACAGTGACCGTGAAAATACGGATTATTCTCGTTGGCAAAACAGTCTCACAAATTGGCAAAACGAGAGAGCATATCTTTCTGATTATTACAACAATGAGCGTACATACGACCGTAGCGTTTATGATACTGACCGTAACTTTGACTATGGTAAGTGGACTGATAATAGAAATTATGATTATCAGGTTGCAAGAGACAAGGTTGCTGACGAACAGTGGGCAAAAGAATTTGCGGAGTCACAGAGACAGTTTAACCTTGATTATAATTTACAAAAGAGTAAGGCATCACAATCAAATCGTATAGCTGAGTTGGAAGCAGAACTCGATGCTCTTAAAGGACCTGATTATTCTAATTGGGATGCAGCAAAATGGAATTCATACTTTGCAAATATTAGAAACACTCACGGAACTGCAGCGGCCGAAAAAGAACTTGATGAACGAATAAAAAATGGTGACATACCAACAAATTATGTCGGTGCAGCAGCAATTGGAGCAAGAGGAAAAGCTGGTCACTAATAATTTTGAAAGTTAAGGAGAATATTTATGAATAGTGATGTGAAAAAAGCGTTATCGGCATATAACAAAAGAAAACTTGCATCTAACACAAAAGATAAGGATGTTAGTAGTGCTCTTGATTTATATGAAAAGAGAAGACGGTATAACGCTGAAACTGAATTGAAAAGATTATCGCAAAATCTTATTAAAGAACAAGAAGTTTACAACTCTTACATAAAAAACAACTTAACCCATGGCTATGGCTCTGAAGCGGCAAAAGATGCTCTTGATAAGCAAAGACAGAGTAGAGTTAATATATCAAAAATAAAAAGAGATATTGAAGCATACAAGGATATATTGGATGAGAAAAAATTCAACTCATTAATATCAGAAGCAGACTCTGTAGAAAAAGGATATCAACAAGTAGTAGATTGGGCTAATCAATTTTCTCAATGGGAAGATGAGGAGGCATACAATAGAGATTATGACCATTACACTTATTCAAACAAGTACAAAGGCAAAACCTATGCCGACTTAATAAATGCTAAAAAGTCTACAAAACAAAAAGTAATTAAAGCAACAGGTGAGGAGCTTGATTTGCTTAATCGTGAATTATATTGGCTTGAAAACCACAGCACAGACAAGCAATTTGCTGATACAATGACAAATGACGAGCTGATTCAGTATAAGGAAGATTATGAGAATAAGGTTAAAACCTTGAAAGATACCATAGGAAACCTTAATACTGAAAAACTTGCTCACGAAAGAGTCGGACAAACCTATAGTGAAAGATATAAGACTGTTGTTAAAGATTTGGAAAGTGCTGAAAAAGAACTTGCAACTCTTGAAAACAACAATGGTGGCGTGCTTTATTATGATGAAGCAGGAGCAGTAACAACTGACACTCTTCTCAAAATGAGAGAGAATGAAAGTCTTTTGTCAAAAATCAACAGTGACGAAAAGACAAAAACTGCTTATGAAAAGGCAATTGAAGCGTCAAAACAAATTCAAACTATTGATAATAAAATAATGTCCGAAAAAATACCTTCAAGGGATTTGACAACAGAAAAACAAAGTCAACAGGCAATAATTGATGAGTTTGAAGCGTTAGGTTATGACTTCGATAGTGTTAAACACTATGAAGAATGGAAAACTGACCGCGATAATTATGCACAGACACAAGCAGAAAATATGAAGTATGCAAGTGAGCATCCTGTGTTGGCCACAGTTGAATCCATTCTTACTGCACCATTTACTCCGTTTGAACTTGCAGATAATATGTCAGATGCAAAAAAATACGGTCTGTCTAATATTTACAATGACAAAATTGGAATGCAGAATGAAACATACCAGGGAACCGTTGCAAAACTTATTGAAGACGCAGTTTATAACAAAACTGACAGTGAGGTATTGTCATGGTTGGCATCAACTGCATATTCAGGTGTAACTTCTGCATCACAATCTGCTTTAACAACTGCAGCATGTACTTTTATGTTTGGTGGAGCAGGTGCTAATGTTGCATTGGCAGTAATGGGTACTGAAGCAGCTGCATCTTCATACAGAACAGCAATTTCAAATGGTAGTTCTAACGAACAGGCAATACTTACATCTGTAACTGCAGGTGTTGGAGAAGCGTTATTTGAAAAGATACCGCTTGATAACTTGCTTAGATTTGGTAAAAATGCATCTAAAGAGACACTTGTTGGAGTACTTAAAAGTATTGCAAAACAAGGATTTTTAGAAGGTCTTGAAGAAGGTGGAACGGAAATCTGGAATACACTCGCTGATGGCCTTATAAACGGAGACCGTAGTGCATATAACACATCTATTCGTCAATATGAGTTACAAGGATACTCAATAGAAGAAGCAGTAAAAAAAGCAAACAGTGATTGGCTTAATGATTTGTTGAGTTCGGTAGTTGGTGGCTTTGCAGGTGGTATTTCTACCGGTGGAGTTACCGGCACAGGTTATGTTTTAGGCAAAGCTCAGGAAAATCAAAATGTTAAAAATACGGGTAGATTGATTTCTGCAACTGATGGTGTAAGTGATTTGCTTACTAATGCAAAAGGTCTTGAGGGACTATCCGAAAAAGAGACGAAAACAATCAATAAACTTACAAACAAAATTGATGGTAAAACAAACTCTAACGAACATATTTCATCAAAAGATGCTCGTTACATTGGTAAACTCTATAATCTTGTTTCTGAAAAGCAGACAGAAAACACTCGTAATTTAGTTAAGGAAGAATTGAAAGCCCATAACGCAGATACCTCAGATAAAACAATTGATGTTCTTTTGAAGTATGCACAAGGCGAAAAACTAACTGAAGCAGAGCAAACTGTGTTTGATGAAAACAAAGGTGCTTATGTGCTTGATAATATTGTGTATAAAATGGCACAAAATTCAACAAAACCAACCACAGAAACTGTTGACGGTGTAAACGCAGATACTTTTGAGGGTGCAATAGAAAACACAGTAGAAAACGATTTCAAGCAAACTACATATAATGGTGAAGCAGTACAATTTGAATACAAATCACCTGACGCGGTCAAGCTTGATAATGGCGAAATCGTCAGCGTTGAAGATATTACAATGAGTGATGATGACGCAGTTTTCTATGATGCTATAATGGGCGAAAACGATTTCTTCCCGGAAGGAAGATTTGTAAACGGTAAGCTTACAAGTGGCGTTAATATTCCTACTGCCAATGCAATCCGTAAAATCTTCGGTGGTACTCCAACAATAAATCAGCTTAAAGGCGTTAAAATGTATTACCATTATGGTAAGTATAACATCAGACATTTTGGCGAGTCAGGTGCATTGACTGAAGCACAGGAAAGACAAGTGTTTAATCTTGGTAGAGCGTTATCTGAAAGTGTTGCAGAAAAAGAAAGCAATACACCAAAAGTTAAAAAGTATAGTAAAGGCAAAGTTAAATATAATGTGAAAAGTAAGCTCTCTTCTCGTCAACAGGCATCTGTTGAAGTAATTGAAAAACTCACAGATATGTTTAATATTACTTTTAATCTTTATGAAAGTACTCTTAACGAGAATGGCGAGCGTTCAAGTGTAATGCCTAATGGCGAAAAGACTACAGCCAATGGTTATTATATGAACGGAGAAATCTATGTTGATATCAATGCCGGTAATAATGGCCAAGGTGCAGTGCTTTATACTGTAGCTCACGAGCTTACTCATTATATAAGAGAGTGGTCACCAAAGAAATTTAAGGTACTTGCTGACTTTCTTGTTGAACAGTATGAGGGCAAGGGTAAGAGCGTTGATTACTATGTCAATAAGCAAATGGAAAAGGCACGAAAGTCAGGCAATAAGAATATGAAATATTCTGAAGCTTTTGAAGAGTTCGTTGCTGATTCAATGGAAAAAATGCTTACTGACCAAAACG